GAAAAAATGGAAAAATACGAAAACATAGAAGAATACATTGAAGAAAATATTGAAATATAAGAAAGTAAAAAATAAAAGTAAAGAAAGAAGGATCATAAAATGAAAAAAATATTTTTAAATGAACTAGAAACAGAAAAAAGAAACAAATTAATAAAAAATAATACTAAACTAATAAATCAATTAGAAAGTGATCTATATGAATCAAATATAGAAATGCAATACATAGGCAGTAAAAACATCATGGGTGACGATGCACTTCGTGCAATTGAATATCATGACAATTATAACAGCTTTTTCTATACATTGATAGACTGGCGTAAATTTATTACAAATATTGATATTAATTATCTATCAGAAGAAGCTCAAAAAATAGCCAATATTATTTATAAAAAGATTGATATATTAGACGCGATTGATCCATGGAGTGATAATTATTACAACTTAGACGCATGGCTAGAAAAGCAAACGAAAAAAGTGTTAAAAAATATCGAAGATTATCTACATACATATGAAGAATATCCAAGCGAAGACGACGCTATAGAGTACGCCGACGATACGGATAGATTAGAAGATTACTACATTGAAGAAAGAGAAGACGGAACAAACGACGGAGTTATTAGACAAGATATTTATTATACAGAATGCTACATATAAAAAAATAGGGGGTAAAAAATAAATGTTAACAAATAAAAAAATATATATAAAAAAATATATAAGTTATTACAACGAAAAAAAGCAACTAACGGACACAATCGAAACAGAAAAAAAAGAGGTTGAAAGCTTAGAACAAGCACGCCAGATAATAAACGCGTACGACTTACAAGCCGTTACAAATAAAAGAGGCATAAGCGTTGCTGAATCAATTGGATATATTTGGAGCGGTCCAGATGGTACGATATACCGTGAAAAAAGGGAAAAAGATCCATTTACGAAAAAAGAATTCTAAAAAGTTCTTTTTTTTTTGGTATTTGTTCCAGATATTAAAACATGATCCAATAAAAAAAAATAATTGTTTTATATATCCAAGAGAATCATACACCAAAAACAACCCACAGAAACACCACAAAAACAGCCAAAAAAGTAAAACCATGTATATTATATTGAACCAGCACCAAAAAAGCCGATACAAGCCAAAAAAGACAGTAAAAAAACAATGATTTACAAGTATTTTGTAATAGTATAGATAAAACTTTACTGGTAACGTGCTTTTATTATGTGTTTTTAGACGTTTTGACGGACTTTTATAATAAAATAGTATGAATATATTATAAAGATAAAAAGCCCGTAAAATAGCCGTTAAAATATGCTTTTTAATATATAATAAAATTATAGTTTTTTTTATTTACTTTTTTTGTGTTTTATGATAGTATTTAGTTAATAGATATGTTTATATAACACCATGAAACAACACCAAAAAACATATACCAGATCACAAGCCAAAAAACAACCCGCAGAAATGCGGTTTTTATTTGGAAAAAAATTTCAGTAGGGTAGGGTAGTTTACAATAAGTATCATTGAAAAACTCCCCCAGATTTTTAGCACCCCCCTCCCCCCTATTTTTTAAAGAGCTTGAAATTTTTTCAGAAACTAGCTTTGAAAGTTTTTGGAGAAAGTTTTGAGATTACTTTGGAAAGTTTTTGGAGAAAGTTTTGAGATTACTTTGGAAAGTTTTCGAAAGATTATTAGGAATGCTTTGAAAACAAAAAGAGAACAGTTCCAAGGTGTGACTCGAACTATTCTCGAAGAAATGAGGAATGTATATACCAAAACTAGTTATCTGAATGAACTGATTGATAGATTCATTCAAACTAGTGGTACCAAAACTAATAATTAAAGACCTAGCCCCCCTGAAGACTAGTCTATATATTTACACCCATGTATGTGGGGGTGGGTGTTTCAATAACATTGCTACAACATTGTTATTAATCTATTTTTACATCAGCATTAGGTACTGTTTCTTCTTCTATTTGCTTACGTAGTGCATCTGCTGTTTCTTGTGTATTTATGTTAGATCCTTGTTGTGCAGAGATTTGGATATTCTTGTCATCTTTAAGACCAAAATAGTTCTTTCCAAGGAACATATAAAGCACTGCATTTACCTTTCCTTTTATCGCTCCATTTTCCATTGCAACTTGGCAAACATCGATTAATTTTTTGCAAGTGCCGAAGAAGGGCGAGTTCGAATTATTGGCATGATTATAAATTGTATCCCTATCACAACCTAACCACATACCAGCACTACTAACAGTAGGAATAGTACTTGTATCATAACATAATTGAAGAAATTCTCTTATATCACTTTCTAATGTTTCTACACTTTTAAAAGCCATAGGTCTACCACCAGAATTAAAGGCTCTATTTATAAGAGTATCAGTAAACTTAATAGTATTAGGATCACTCATATACTCTTGACCTTGTTTATTACTAAGAGACTTATCACTATGATTAGTAACACTCATAAACTTTTCTTTCTTAACCTCATAGGAATCATTCTCGTTAAATATTTTTTGTCTACTAACACCCAAACATAACAACTCCCTTCCAATAAGAATATACCACATAATAAAAAATAAGTCAAGAAAAAGTTAAAAAATATTCTAAAAATAATATATTGTAATACATTTTATATCATTAATGGGATAATTTTATCCCAAATGGGATGCTATGGGATAAAGGTATCCCACGATTTTTTGTTGATATATAAGGCTAAAAACACCATTTAGGGACAATGGGATAAAATTTGTCTATATCTTTATACATGCGTAACACGTGTACATATATAAATATGCTTGTTATTTTTACTCACGTATACGTGAGATATTAAAAAAATATCCCTTTATCCCAATATAACATTTTTGCCTTTATTTTTCAATGTTTTTAGTTTGGGATAGTGTTATCCCATGGCATCCCATTTATCCCAAAAAAATGTAAATATTTTAAATTCTTTTAAATTTTTCTTGCATTTCATCTAAAGATATGCTAAACTAAACTTACAAATTAGAAAGGAGTGAATACAATGTATCGATTCAAACAAGAAAGATATAATGAATTATTAGATGGTCGTAAAATTTTATGGTTGTCTGAGCAGATTGGATATTCAATTCAAATGCTTTCTTATATCTTTAATAATAAAAAAGATTGTCGTAAAATGGTTGCTTATGCGATTGTCAAGGCATTACAACCTAGTTGTGAAATTGAAGATTTTTTTGAATATATAGAGAAAGGAGAATAAACATGAGTGATAAGGTAAATAGAAATGAGATAATTCAGATTGAGAAAAAGAATGATATTGTAAAAATAGATGATAAAGAGTATGATATCCCAATACCTAGTTTAGAATATTTGACAGAAGAAAATAAAGATTTTATCATGGTTTTGAGTGCGAAGATGCGTGGTGTTGGTAATGGTAATCAGAAAATCTACATTGGTAAAGTAAATTGTCCTAGACTTGTCTATCATTTAGTAGAACATGATTTGAGTCGTAAATTATACTTTTATTTTGTTAAAGATAGTTCATTAGGTTCAATTATGATTTATGTTTATGATAGTGGTGTTTATAAGTTGGTTAGTGAAGATGAATTTAAAGGATATATAAAAGAGTATATTCCTGAACCAATTCGTAAAGTACAGGATATTACAGAAGTTTATAATTTATTACTTATGGAAAAATCTTTGTATATTGAAAACACAAAGTTGAATAGTGATTATCGTTATATCTGCTTTAAAAATGGTAATTTAAACCTTGATACGATGAAAATTGAGAATCATAATCCACTTAAAGTTTTTACAGTACAGATACCTGTTGATTATGTACCTTTGAAAGATTGCACATATGGGTATAAATTCGAACATTATATGGATGAGTTATGTAGTGGTGATGAGGTTACGAAAAAAGTTATATTAGAAAGTATGGGACTTGCTTTATCGAATATTCCAGGATATCTTACGAAAAAATGTATATTAATGATTGGTCCTAAAGATTGTGGTAAGACGCAGATTAAAAAGTTGCTTACAGAATTAATTGGGATTGAATATACAAGTAGTATGGATTTGGATAAAATGAATGATAGTCGTTTTGGTACGAGTGAGTTGTATAATAAAAGACTTGCAGGTTCGAATGATATGCGTTATACGGCGATAAATGATATGGGTATCTTTAAGCAGTTAACGGGTGGAGATCCTATCAGTATTGAGTTTAAAGGTCGTGGTGCTTTTTCATACATTTATAAAGGTTTTATTTGGTTTCTTGCGAATGATTTTCCTATGTTTAGTGGTAAGAAAGGTAAGGAAATTTATGAAAGATTTTTGGTTATTCCTTGTAAACATGTGGTGGAAAAAGATAAACAAGATCCAGAACTTGTTGAGAAAATGTTATTGGAAAAAGAATATATTGTATCACTTTGTATTGAGAATTTAATAGATTTACGAAAAAGAAATTATAAATTTATTACAAGTAAGGATATGGATGATGCAATGAATGATTATGAGGTTATTAATAATAGTTTATTGCAATTTGTGTATGAATATTGTGATATTGATGATGACTTGAATATAAAGGATAGAATGACATTAAAGACATTTAAACGTAATTATCAATTGTGGTGTAGGGATTCAAATATTAAACCTATGAAGATAAATAAACAAGAGGTGGAGTATTATTTGAAACCTAAGTATAAGACAGAGGTTATAAAATCAAGTAATAATTTTATAACGAATTTAAAAATGAAAGATAGTTTTCAAGAAGATTATGGAACTTTTAGTTCAAATTAAGGAGGAGAATAAAAATGATTAGATTTAAAGAATTTTATGACAAACCTATATCAAATGGAAAATATATTTCAGCAAGTCAACAGGTTAATGATTTTATGTTGCGAAATAATGTGGAGTATGTTGATGCTAGATATTTTATAACTGATGATCTTAGACAATCATGTATATTATTAATTTATAAAGAAAAAGGAGTTCAGCAACCCACCACTAAAGTAGTGGGATTGTGTAGTAACTCTTCGGAGTCTACCAATCAGGCTGAATAGCCTAAGTCTTAACTGACTACGTTGTTTTAGTTATAACACCCGTGGACGTAGTACCTAATCTACGGCTCTGTTGTTTAGTATTAAAAACCCTGTTGGGTAGGGGTGGTGTACTAAATGTAAAAAGCTATTACAACATTGGCGAAGGTACACTAACAGTTAGATATGTACTGGCTTATAGTATAAAACATATCAATAAACGAAAGGAATGCCTATTTATGGTCTATGTTTTAAATAAAGACGGACAACCACTTATGCCAACAAGTAGGCATGGTAAAGTTAGACGACTACTTAAAAGTGGTCAAGCTAAAGTAATTAAGCGTTGTCCGTTTACTATTAAGTTATTGTATGAAAGCACGAATCATACACAACCTATTAGCTTAGGTATTGACGCTGGTAGCAAACATATAGGGTTATCTGCTACTACAAACAAAAAGGTATTGTTTGTAGCTGATATTCTACTTCGTAATGATATAGTAGACCTTTTATCTACTCGTAGACAGAATCGTAGAACTAGACGTAATCATAAAACTAGACACAGAGCCTCTAAGTTTAACAATAGAGTTCATTCCAAAAACAAAGGTTGGCTTGCTCCTAGTATTGAAAACAAAATCAATACTCATATCACTATGGTAGAAAAAGTACATAAGATATTACCTATCTCAAAAATCATTGTAGAAGTAGCCTCTTTTGATATTCAAAAGATAAAAAATCCTACGATAAGTGGTAAAAAGTATCAGCAAGGTGAACAATTAGACTTTTGGAATGTAAGAGAATATGTATTATTCCGTGACGGTCATAAATGTCAATGCTGTAAAGGTAAGTCTAAAGACAAGATTTTAAACATACATCATATAGAAAGTAGACATACAGGTGGCGATGCACCAAACAATTTAATTACGCTATGTGAGACTTGTCATACTGGTTATCATAAAGGAACTGTAAAACTACCATCTAATATAAAGCGTGGAATGAAATTTAAAGATGCTACATTTATGGGAATAATGCGATGGGCCTTTTATAATAAATTAAAGGAAATATATCCAAATGTGTCTATGACTTTTGGTTATATCACTAAAAACATTCGTATAGAAAATGGCTTACCGAAAGAACATTACATAGATGCTATATGTATTAGTGGTAATCCTAAAGCTATATTTGATAGTACTGTTTACTATTACAAAAAAGTCCGTTGCCACAATAGACAGATACATAAAAATACCATTCTTAAAGGTGGTTATAGAAAACTAAATCAAGCTCCATATGAGGTGATGGGATTTAGACTTTTTGATAAGGTACTCTACAAAGGACAAGAATGTTTTATCTTTGGTAGGCGTTCTAGTGGTAGTTTTGATGTAAGACTTTTAGATGGTACAAAACTTTCAGCTGGAATAAGCTATAAGAAGTTAAAACTATTAGAGAAGCGTAAATCTTATTTAGTAGAAAGGAGAACTGTCTAACGACAGGGCGTATTTCCTCCCACGGCTAAAGCCGATGGGTTTCCATACGCTAAAAATAGTTATGAATTATAAATTATTGTTTCTATGGAGGACTACAATGAAAAACAGTAAATTACTTTGTATCATTCCAATACTTACAATGACATTCATGTTGGCTGGTTGCGGTACTGATGCACTTAAGGACGAAATGCAGGCAGCACAAGCCAGTGGAAATAACATACAAATTACAACTGATATTACATACACACCAGTTGAAAAAGCGTCATTGGATTGGGTGGAACTTGACCAGTTAAAGACATTCAAATCATTAAGAAGAAAAGTGGATAGCGAAGTAAACATACTTGCATTTGACTTAGGCTCAAAGAATGGTGTACTTTACGTAGACTTAGATTCTAACTGGGCTGGAAATAATACATTATACAACGCTATGCAGAATAAGGCATTTGTTGAGACCTATTGGAACGTAGGTACTTTTAAGACAATGCTTGCAGATGCAGCTAAAGAAGAGTTTTCCGATATACAAACAGAGGGTAATGGTATCACAGCTGCCGTAAATGCATACTGGAACATTATTCCTTACAATAAGGACAAGACTTCGGGTTTAACAAACACGATGACAAGAGCAGAGGCTATGTCAGCTATTGTCAGAGCAGACACACCTGTTACTTGGATAGAACCTAATGAAGAATATTACAAAGCTGTTGGCGATGGTGATTATACATCATATGCATTCTTAGCTACTGAAAATTCATTTTTAGACTACAAAAATGGTTCTTTGAATTACAGTACTTTTAATGCACCAATAACTAAGGCTGAGGCAATATACATTATAGTAAGTAGATATTGGCCTGATGAACTTGCAAATGCTACAGGAACATCTGATTTAGGTATGGCAAATTCTTTAAATGCAGGCGATGTTGCAACTAAGTTAGGACTTAAAGATGGTCAGGCATGGCAAGCATATGAAATGGATTACTGTATTCAAACAGGTGTAGGCTGTCCTTCAGATTTATATGCTGCTCTTGAGGTAGCACAGAAACATGGACTTGTTGATTCAAGCTTTGATTGGGATTCCGGTGTAGCCGGAGGATGGTTACTTGATAGACTATTAACTGCATACTCTAATATTTATAATAATACAAACCAAAAACTCAATGCTAAAATGGGTGCAAACGCAGGACAAAGTTTATTAGTAGTAGAGGTCAAGGAAGAAAAACCAGAAGAACCTGAAAGAACAGAAGTATCACTTGTAGGTTCAGTTATATCAAGTGTACGTGATGTTACAGACCTTGACGATTTGTTAAGAGTCTACGGTGATGAAATTGATATGACTCCAGAAGAATTAGATGAAATTAGTAAGAATACAGAGGGTTGGACATTCTCACCAGCTGATAAATGGATGGAAGTAGCTTATTGTAATGGACTTAACATTCGTACAGGTCCTAGTACAGACTATAGAATAAGAGGATGTGTACCACCTGGAACTAAAGCACACATTGTAGCAATTTGTAATGAAAACGGTTGGTATAGAATAATTGCAAATGGAAAGATTGTATATCAGTGTGGTATTTACTTTAAAGACTTTGAGGGTAGTGAAGAATACGAGATGCGTACAGGAGAGAACGCAAATAACTAAAGTGATGTAATTAAATGGTGTAGAAATCTCACTAATACCCACGGGCAAGCCCGTGGGGTTGCGTAACAACCCTAAGTGAGTAGCCTAAGCCTTGGTTAAAACTATTAGAGAAGCGTAAATCTTATTTAGTAGAACAAAGAAAGGTAGGTTAAAGGCGGTTCCTCCCACGGGCAAGCCCGTGGGTTTCTCCGCCATGAATTTTATGAACTTGTATATAAAAGAAAAGAAAGACATTAGTGAAAAAGTCATAGCAAAGAGTATTCATGGTAAATATCCTTATAAAATTTATCTTGAAATCAAAGGAAACAGTAAGTATGGCAAGTACATAGTTATTGTTAGCAATGCTGACTTGAAGAATAATCAGTCAGTTGATTCTATATGCATTAAGTTGGATAATGTAAACAAGAAGAAAAGAAGAGTAAGCGGAGATATTGTAAGACCAAATGCAATAAATGGAGAAAACTCAGCATTGTATAAGGTTAGGGAAGTCAACATAATTGAAATTGGAGATACACCTATACTCGTATTTGAGGAAGATAAGGAACTTAAAAGTAAAGTAAGCAGATTTCTCATGAAGATATGAGATATCATAGAGGAAAGTCTAACATAGCATCAAGTATAATACCATTTATGCACAGTTACATAATATTAAACAATGTGGACACATACATAGAACCATTTGTTGGTGGCGCAAATATTATAGATAAAGTACAGTGCAGTAAGAAATTTGGATATGACAATAACAAGTATTTAATAGCACTGTTTAAACACCTTCAGAATGGTGGAGAGTTACCTGAGAGTATAAGTAGAGAACAGTATACAGATGCAAGAGTGCATTATAATGCAAAAGATAAATACTATCCTGATTGGTACTTTGGAGCAATAGGTTTTTTATCTTGTACATGTGTAAAATTATTTGACAAATGTTATACTGATACAGAGAGTAGTCATTATATCGAAGAACGTCAGAATATTTTAGACCAAATGAAATATTTATCAGATGTTACATTTGATATATGTGATTACAGAGAAATAGAACCACATAAAGCACTTATATATTGCGACCCTCCATATGCTGGAATAAAAGGGCACTCAAAAGTAACAAAAGATTTTAATCATAAAGAGTTTTGGGACAAAATGAGAGAGTGGAGCAAGGATAACATAGTAATAATCAGTGAAGAAAGTGCCCCAGACGACTTTGATGTAATATGGGAACAAGACGAAGATAAGAAGTCAACTGAGAAACTGTTTATACACAATTCATTAAACATCAATACAGAAAAAGGTTCGGAATATGATTTCTAAGAGAAACTAATTACATATCAAATGATTTATAATACATATCAAGTAGTGTAAAAACTACTTGATATTTTTTATTGTCATTAAGAAAGACTATTATAATATAATAGTTATATTTCAATAATGTTAAATTTATTTATAAAAATTGAAGAACTTATGGGTAGCAAGTATAGGACTATAGCTCATTGAAAGGCATTTACATATCATTATTTCAAAAAATATTGACATATAAAAATAGCGTTGTTATAGTATGTAGTATATAAATTGATTATAAAATCCAAATTTATTACTGCATACTTGTAAATAAAGAAAAGGAGCATAAAGATATGAAGTACAAGTTAAAGCAGGTTCTTGAAAGATTTGGACATACTCAAAATGATTTAGCTGAACTACTAGGAATTACTTATCAATCACTTTCAATTAAAATGAATGGGCATAAGGATTTTAAGCAGAGCGAGATATTCAAGATTATTCACTATTATAATTTGACACCAGAGGAGGTTATGGATATCTTCTTTAGTATCAAGAGTACTTTTTCAAGTACAGAAGATGACGAATAATTATGAAGGGATATCATTAAGATGAAAAAAGTTACAAATGAAGATAAGAATAGGTGGAAAATAGTACTGATTAAGACTATTGAAAACAGAGAGCCTATCTACTACAGAGTTGTTAATTTACACGATTATAGCATAAAGACAATACCAGCATACAGAATACTAGATGAAGTAATAAACAATGGATTGAATATAATCAATTTAAAGTGTAACGATAACAAGCCAAGAATAATAGATGAACAAGGGTATGAGTCTGTTGAGGGCATTATAATCGTTGATGAATTTGATAACGAAATTGACAACATATTTGACTGGTGTATAGACAATTCTGGAATAGGTAATCACATATTAAGTAGATTTGACAGTGTTAAAAATGCTTTTTCACCTGAGAACTATAAGATTGACGAAATAAGAAAACTATTCTGGACATGCAAAAATAATCACACAATACACTGTGGATTTCCAACATTCTACAGCACTAATGGTGTGTGTCCAATTTGCGAGAAAGAGACACTTGGAGAAATTCCTTCATTCGAGTATTGGTGTTTAGTTACAGATAATAAAGAACTGCTTGAGCAGTATAATATAGCACCTGAAAATGTTAAGAAGGCATCTGAAATTTCATATAGAACACATAAGCTGGTTTGGTTCTTTAACAAGGAAACCGGTGAAAAAGTCCAAGAGTTTTTAGATGGTATCACAGTAAAAGGAAACAAAGTACCTTTTGAAAGTAATAAGGTAGTTAAAATATCAAGAAAAAGCAAGAATAATTTAGCTGGCAAAACCCCGAAGCTTTAGCTTCGAGGGATGCCAGCCAGCTTAAACCCGACCTAAGTCGGGTTTAATTTGTCAAATGCACTTGTATATGTTGCATTTATGGTTGTGGGAGAAAAATAGTGAATACAAACAGAATTAAAAGCATAGTCTTGGACAAAAAAATACAATTAGCAATATTAGTTGGCATAACACTAATCTTTACTATTACTGGCATACTAAATAAAGCATTATACAATACAGAGGTTAATCAAGCGATTACTTTAATAAGTTGGCTTTTCTTGAGTTTGTCAAATGCACTTGTATATGTTGCATTTATGGTTGTGGGAGAAAAACCAAATATGAGTGCACTCATCATGATAGCATCTAGTATAATCACTGTTATAATTGATATTATCATTGAGAAAAATGCAACAATAGCATTTGAAAATAATGGAATGATACTAATGGTTGCAATTTTGGCACTTTTTGTTAGATATATAATAGCAAAGAGGAAAGACAAGAAACTTGAATTTAAGAAATTTTTAGCATCTGGGAAACTGTTAAAACTTAATGTTTCAACAAAGATAATTCTTATATCAATGATGTTTTCTACTGTATTCATTTTGCAGAGAAGTGAGTCTTTTGAAATCTTTAATAACGAGTTATTGAAATTTTACGGGGCATTAACAGTAGCAATTCCAATCTATTATTTGTTATCTATTATCGTTTCTGTTGATATTGTAATTGCTGTATATATAGCAAAGGTACTTATGGAAATATTATCAGTATCAATATCTATGAGAAGCCACAACTTTAATATTGTAGCAATCATCGAGATAGTAATTGAGGTTCTTATTGCAGTATATTGGATAACAAGACATAGAATGTTAAATGCATCTGTAAATACAACGGGAAAATCAAAGAAAGCTAGAAAAGAGAAATTGGTCTAAGTCTACAAATGATGAAAGCATAAACCGATATACTCTCGATGTTGTTTAATGAAACTCTAGGAAATACTAAAATAAACAAGGTAAAGGGAAAATGTCAAAGAGGAAAAATAAGAGAAAACATAATAACGAAAACACTAAAACAGTTGAAAATATTGTAGAAAACATAGAGGTTAAAGAGGCGGATAACTCAGAAACTGTAGAGAATAACTCAGAAACTGTAGAGTCTAACTCAGAAACTGTAGAGTCTAAACCTATTGAAGAAACGGTGCAGACGGATAGAGCTCAGAAAGAAATGCCTGAAGAAAAATGTGAGAACGAGTCAGAAGACATCGTTGCTACACAGGAATTAAAAGATAAACAATTAGAAGATTTGAATAACATCAAGAATAAGATAGATAGCGATGTTAATAAGTTGGAAAACAGTATAAATGCTGTTAAACAACTTAGAGAATTATGGAATAGACTTCTGAATTATATGCAAATTTATCATATAAGAATTATTGAAACTTCTGTAGTTTTAGTGTTTCTCCTCGTACTGTTAGTTGTAGCAAGAAAAACATCTGATATCGACGTTGTTAAAGAGTCAAAACAAACTGTAAGTTCAAGTTCTATCATTAGTATTAGTATGGACAATGTAACTAATACATTGAATTATAGAATTGAAAGACTTTGTATTGGTAGCACAAATACAGCTGATGAAAATACAAAATACACTTCAATTACAAACTTACGCTGAGTAAAAACAGCATTAGACACTGATACAACTTCTTATAACATAGACAATGAAGAACATGAACTTCCTGCAACTTTGAGTTTAAATCAGTTTATCATAACAAGACAGTACGGATATATTGAGTATATCAATGAGCAGTCTAACGGTAACAAGGAATTGATTTTGAGTTGCAGTAAGCCAACTAATATAGATACATCCTTAATACAGAAAGTAAACAATAGAAGTTATGAGTATATAACACCTATAAACATAAGAAGTTATGTGAATAGTTTTAATGATTCATTTCTTATGTTAACAGAGTCAATAGGTGGTGGAAAGTTGACAATTGATTCTTTACTCCCAGAAATCAAGAATATAGAAAAGGCAGCTACAGCTTCTGATAATACAGAGGGAATTATAATAAGGTTTAGAGGATTAGAAAGTATAAGCATAGACGAGATTAACCCTGACTTAAAGAATGACATTGGAGTTGTGTATAACGGAACAACATTAAATGTCAGAAACATTATAACTGGAGAGGATTTAATAAAAATTGGTGAGATAGACAATCCAGAAATTGGGTGTTACAAAGAGGATTTGTTGAGTACTACAGCAGATAATGTGTATGTAAGCACTAATGATAGTCTGATAATAGCAATAATTGCTGAGGATAACTTATATGTATTAAAGTTCATTGATAAGGATACAATGATAAATTTTGGAGAACAGTTAGGAATGGACTTCAGTAACCTTAAAATAAGTAAGATACAGGAAGTATTAAAATAAAAGGAACGGAAAACTAGAAAAATGGACATAATTGATAGATTTGACAACATAGAAGTAAAGGAGATAGAGAAAGTAGATGATGTTAAGTCACTTTCTTTTGAAGATAAGTTACATTACATTTATAATAATTTAGACTTTTGTAAATATCTCATATACAGAAAAATGGGGATAAGTGATGAAAATGTAATGGAGTTAGACAAACAGCTTGGAGAAAAAGGCTTCTGTGATAGATGTTCATTACTTAATAGATATTATGGGTTATATAGACTTGTAAATACATACTTTGATAGAGTCGTTGAGAGCAATTTTGAGGCAGAGAAGTTACCACGAAAAAGATATTGAGTTTATAAGTCGTATGTAATAACACATAAACTCATAGACGAAGTGCTCTATACAACATATAGAATTAGCAAGTACAATAATAAACATACAATAAAGAGTTGTGAGATAAACGAGCATTTTGTTAACTTCAACAATGACGGAGATAAAGGGGATTGGAGATTAAGAATAGGATATATTGAAGATAAGGTATTCAAGACAGTTGGTACTTTTTCACTACTTGATACACTTTTCGGGGATATGAGAAGATTTTGTAGTGTAAACTTATATCCAGATAATCTAATAAACACATATTTGGATGATATAGAACTTGATTTTTTATCTCCTGAAGCACTTGAAATGTATAATATAGCACTTGATACTGTGAGTATGAGACTATTAAGTGTTGTAGATAAGAAGCATTTGAATAGGACACATTTAATAAGTGCTAAGGATTCAGAGTTAATATACAGAACAACATATAGAAAGTCTATTGAAAGCCTTGATAGTATGGTTAGTGATTTAAGAATGATAGGCAATGTAGATATTGACTTATACAGGGATGTTAAAGTTGATAAGGGCGGAAGAGTTACTTATAGACATAGCATTATAAGTGGAGATAAATTCAGAGCAGATAATGTGACAGCTAAAACACAGACAGACCTTATTAAGTATTACAAAGGGCTGTTAGGTAAAAAGATAGTATCAGCTGATTTAATATGTGAAGTCAATGGAGAATTGGTTAAATCACTGAATAAAAAGCCTTTAGAATTTAATGAAGAATTTAGTACATTTTATAATGCGAATAAATAAAAAGTCAGTGTATATAATGAATTACAATTGATGTATGCATCAATATAGTAAAAGGCATAATTACAAAATTTATTGAAATTTCGAAATGTGTATACATTAAGTAAAAAGTTGATTAGACATAAAAACGACAGTATATGGATTTTAACAACAAAAAATAGGTAATTTTCAGAGGCTGAAAAAGGTAAGGTTAATAATAAGTATTTAGATAAACTTCTGAAAATGGCATCAATACAGTAAGTTACTAGTATAAAACATTGTAACAAAATGATAATAGTAATACTGTTGAAGCATGATTTATTCACATAAGGGAACTTTGTTAAATAAGTGGTGCTACAATTTAAAAATAGAGAGGAAAAAGTAAAATGAAACAGGTTGGTTTAAAGCTAGCAGATGATGTTAAGGTAGTTATCGGTGAGATTAAAGAGGAATTGCTTGAAGAACTAAAAAAGAGCACACTTGATTATACAGTAGCTTTTGATAAGGTTAATAAGCACGGAGTAAAAGAGACTATTATCACTCTTAGAAATCCTGACATTGAAATATCGTTGAATAACGATATTGTTGAATATATAAAGACAGTCAATACAGAATATTCTAAGCTTGATGAAATTAAACATCTTGGGGATAATTCAGTAGAGCACATACAGAAAATTACAGAAAACCTTGTAAAGTATTTTGAAGTCGAGGCTAAGGATATTATACTTGAGAACATAGACATAACAAATATGAGTATTACAGCTATCATAAAGTACAATGATACTGATAAAATAAGAGTGCATGTATTGAGGGATGCATTCGGCAATATATTTATAAATACTATAGCAGCTTTATAAGGAAGAGCGTATAATGTTAAATAATGAAGCACAGTTAGCATTTTTTAAGGAACGTGTTAAAAATAGGATAGAGGAACTTCGTCCTTATATAAGTGATGTAAAATACAGACTATACATAACAATGATTGAGGACTGTAATTCAATAGATGAACTGCGCGAAATGGCAGAGTTGGACTTACAGTTAAATTTAATTAAATACACTAGAGAGATAGCAAATAAAGTACAAAAGAAGAACAAGTCTATTGAGGATATAGAAAGCTTACATGATGGAATTAAGCCAGATGCTAAGCTTTCTATTATTTCGTCCAGTAACAAAAAAGAAAAACAAGAAGAAGTTAGTAGTATAGACATCCTTGAATTAGGTGAGGACTTAGAGGATGAAGAAGTATTAACAGCGGCTGCGGCTTTATTAGCTATGCGTTTAAGAAATGCACCTGCTGAGGTTTTATATGACGATGAAGATTACGAAGAAACTTATGACCCTAACAGTATAGACGATGTGGACTCTGAAGAGTTATTTGAAGATATTGAAGATGATAGTGATGAAGATGATTTCGACGATATAGAAATTGAAGACGACGAAGACCTAGATGATGATTTCATTGATGAAGATGATAATGTCATAGATGAAAAAACGGGAAAGACGGATAAAGAAGTAGTTGGGGACATCAAAAAAGAAGATGAGGAAGTTGATGAAATCATTGACTTTGGAGATGTAACACCTGTTAAAAATGAGAATGACAATACAGGTGACGACAGCGATGCATCTGAGGAGGATGAAGAAGATTCTGAATTTGAGGACGACATTGATGTAGATATAGATGAAGATGAACTATTTGAGGACGACAGCGAAGAAGATGATATTGACATAGATGATTCAGAATTATTCGCTGATGATATAGATGAAGAAGAGCCAGACTTCGAAGATGACATTGATGTTGAAGATGATGACATGTTCGAAGATGATACTGATGAAGATTCAGACGAGCCTGAATTTGAAGACGACATTGATGTAGATGATTCTGAACTATTTGAGGGTGATTCAGACGAGCCTGAATTTGAGGACGATACTGAAGAAGATGATATAGACGTTGATGAAGATGAAATGTTCGGCGAAGAGGATTCAGACGAGCCTGAATTTGAAGACGAAGACGACGATTCAATGTTCGAAGACAGTGACGATGAGCCGGAGTTAGCAGATGATGAAGATGATGAAAACAATATAGATGATATTGATACAGACTCGTTATTTGAGGACGACGATTCTGATGAATCAGAAGAGCCTGAATTTGATATAGATGAATCAGAGTTTGAGGATGAAGAACCAGAAGATGATTTAGACTCATTCTTTAGTAATACTGAGAACAATAATACTTCTAATAGTAATACAAATAATACTAAGAAGAGACAATTGACAAATTCAACAGTATTTATTAACGGAACAGAGAGAGGTAAGCAAACACAGCAGATGTTTAACATATTAACAGGTATTTTAGGTGGAACATCTAACTTCTTCAATAAGGCAAAAACAAGTGCTATAAACAAAACTCAAAATATTATGAGTAACAGAGGTGTAAATAATGCACAACATTAGTAAAATTTATGATATTTTGCCAATAAAGTGTGGAGACAAAGAACTAGATTTTTTAACTTATGATGATATAAATTCATACAGCAAAATATTAAAGTCAAAATATTATAATAGATACTTAGACAAGACATTTGATGATTATTCATTGAGTAAAGTTAAAAAGGGACTTACTATCTTAGTTAATAGTTACAATACTTTATCTGACGATGACCTACAAGTTAAATTGCTATTAAAGAAAAAGAGTTCAATATACGGCGGAGTTACTCTTGAGGAAAACTTGAAGGACACTGGTGTAGAAATTACACTTGGATATTGGATAGCAGAGCAATATCAAGGACAAGGTTTAGCAACTGAAATGATTAAGGAACTAATAAAAGGACTTGAAACAAGTGAGATAAACATAAGAAAAATTATATGTGTTGTCCAGAAATCAAATAAAGCATCTGCTAGATTACTTGAAAAAGCAAACTTTAAGTTGACAAGTTCCTATGAATCAGTAAAGGACATAAATTTAGTATATGTATACAGAGTAGTACAGGAAAATTAAGCAATATGAAAATTAAAAATGCATGTAGAATAAGATTTATAACAAAAGGGGTACAAACTTCAAGAAATATAAGATACTGCGAAGATATATTTGGAATACCTTTATGTTGTTCACCTGATATACATAGACTAAATGTAGTACAATTTGAGGATAAGAGTGTACTCATTATATCAAATGAAGAATACAGAAAAAGCATTGGAGAAACACTATTCAAAATAGATATAACAAGTAAATTACTAAAAGTAATATTTGATACAAATGATGAACTACTTGGATTGATGCATATATCCAAATGGTTTGGGTGTAGTAACACAATAAATTATGTAAAAATGCACACAGGTAATGTGGAAACTAGAAAAAATACTATTAGATATATTGAACAATTATCTAAACAAATAGATAGATATAGTATAGGCAGTATGGATAACATATTAAACGATATAAAACCAGTGGAGATAATATAAGATAAGGAGTAATGACTTAATGAAGAAACTTGTAAACTCAAAAGTTATAGATATAGATAACATAGAACTCTTTGAGATGGCTGCAGAGGGGATGGTGCTACAAAGTCAGACAGTAAGTAATACATCTGATGGTATAGACCAAGACATGAACTCTCCTGCTATACAGAGATATATAAAGTTATATGATATATTTTTCAAGTCAATGCCTTATCCTTTATATGCAATAGAGAGTGATATTAAATATGCTACACTGGCTAATTTCATTAAGTCTTGCTTAAAAGATGAAGCTCAGATATGGGTAGAAAATGGCATATACATAAAGATTGACTTAAATACAGGGTTGACATTACATTTAGTAAATAATACTTGGAGTTTAACTTATGTCAAGGAGTTCAAAGATGACAATACAGATATGGAGTTGTTTAAGGACTTTGAGGGATATAAGGAGTATACTTGGGTACTAGATAAGGTAATAAAGAGAGAAACAACAGCTAATTTTTATAAAGAGTTCATGCCAAAGTTTGTAGAAGCTTGTAATAATGAGGCTATGATAATAAACTGGGAACTCAAAAACATACTGACATTTTGTAATGTACCTAATAAGATAGAACTTAAACCAAACACAATAATAAATCCATCTGATGAATGTGAATATTTACTTGACATATTCTGTAGTGGTACAGTTGAAACAGGTGAAAAGGCAGTATCTTGGAACTTTACAGGCGATGGAAATATATCAAATACTACAAATAAAACAATAAGAACATATGATTTTGATTCATATTCAAAGAAACTTACAGCTGGGGCAAAGTCATCTGATAAGATGACCAAGTGTGAGGTAACTGGGTTACGAAACCTATTTACACAGTTATGTGCAATAAAGGCTGCTAAAGATATGAGTAAGTTCCCTGAATTTGAGGGAATTATCTTCGATGGGTATATAATATTCACTATAAATAAAAGATTATACATAGCTAAAAATAATAAACTTATGGCACCTATTGATGTAGCACATGGTGTTTCAATATATGGCGTTGATGGTGGAAAGGTTTATTTTGTGAAGTCAAAGCAAATAAATAATGCTATCAGTAAAGATACTATGTATAGCTATACACTTAAAAATGAAAACATTAAAATGTGTAAGATATTCTTTACATATTAAGTAAAGCAGAGGTATAATATGAATAAAGCTGAACTATCTGAATTCTTAGCATTCAATATTGATAAGATAAAGGATGTTAAAAGATACAAAAACATATTAGATAGAGGTAATAATCTTATAAGATTTGATTGTATAAACAGAACTCTTATTGAGTTACAGTGTAATAATGCATTTGATATCAGAACTTATGATGAATGGCAAGCTGTAGGAAGAAATATAATCAAAAGAGATAATGTAATATACATAGCAATACCATCAAATAAAACATCATATATAGATACTGAGACAGGTAATGTAATAAATGATTCAGACCTTAATGCTAATGAAATACCTTTTGCATTAAAATATGGCATAATCAAAAAAGAGCAGGACATAGAATCACTAAGTATAATTCCTGTATTTGATATTAGAAATACATATTGTAGTGATAATTCCAACTATAAGGTAGAAAAAAGAAAATTATCAAGTAGTATGTTAATCAATATGATAGTTGGAATGACAGGGTGCAAAGTAGAAGATAACGAGTTATTTTATTACTCTGAATCTAAAAACACTCTTTATGTAGCAAAGCAGTCTTATAGTGAATTAGCAAGCAATACAGTAGAATTTCTGTTAAAATACTATATAAAACAGTTGAGAGAACAGTTTAGTAACGAAAACGAGTTTGAACTAGCTTATAACTCTTTACAATATAGTCTGACATCTTTATTACATACAGATAGCCAGATAGATTTAGATATAATAAGTAAATGTTCAACTGAAAGCATTTTAAGTATATTAAATACTATTGATACTATAATAGTAGACTTAATACAATACATAGGATTCGATAATAGTGAATTAAATACAGATATATCTAAGAAGTTACTTTTAGATAGAAAAGCATCAGCATTATTAAATCTTATGGAAGCAAATGAAGAATATAGAAGATTAAAAGGTAAATAAATAGGACTATATATTAAAACATAGCTATAAAGAAGAAATAGTTTTAATTTATAATTTGCTTAAGAGGTGTTAAACAATGATTCAGCAACCCACCACTAAAGTAGTGGGATTGTGTAGTAACTCTTCGGAGTCTACCAATCAGGCTGAATAGCCTAAGTCTTAACTGACTACGTTGTTTTAGTTATAACACCCGTGG